TCACACTCCGACAGGCTCACCTTTTTCTACTTCCAGCAGATAAAACACCTCATTTGAGATATCAGGTTGCCACGGAAGCAACCGGTTCAGAATCCTATAATCTTGAGTGCGCTCGATCATGGCGCGAATTCCTTAATAGTGATCGAGGAAGCCATAACCCCGCCGAATATCCTGGCTGAACTGACACCATTAAAAGTAAACGTGTTTGCGCTTGCCCCGGCTCTTACCTTAAAGGTGATCGCGCTGACAGATGGGGCTGTCATTCTATGCCGGAATGTAATAAACCCAAGTACATTATTTGTGTCGATCCGAACAGCGCCAGCCGCCAGCGCATCGGCAACGCTATCCCGGAAAAGGGCAGCCGCCAAATTCCCACCAGAACTATTCTTTGAACCATACACAACCACATCGATTTCAAGGATATTTGAAAGGCTCCCTGGAGTAACCGTAAGAGTCATGTATTCGTCACCCTCAGTGTTCTGCGGGATGGTGTCGTCAAATACCATGACAGTCGTTCCGGTATTGACCGCCCCATCTTGAGTGCTTACCTCCTGCACAAGCTTGTTTACCTGCGCCCCATCAGCTATACCGTTCAGTTTAGCCAACAGCGTGGAAGTGAAATTTTCATCGGTGATGTTCAATGGCTGGATAAGCTGCTCCAGGTCATCCATGAACGCCTGCATACCAAAGGAAGCGCGGCCTTCCTTATCCGCAATCGGGGTGCCATACGCTGGCTTGCTTGAAATATCAACACTCATTGGACATCCACCACGAAATAATCACCTGAAAAAACAATATTTTCTGTCGTATAAATCCTGATCCCCATCCAGCCGATATAATTACCAAGCCCTCCCGGAGGTTGCCACACCAACTTTTTTGCATATTGACCAACATCACCCAAATTACGGTAAACAGGGATCGGGTAGTTCACTCCATCACGGCTCATAAACAGCGCCACAGACCCAGCTGACGCGCTGAATCCCTGAGATATACCAAGCTCCACCTTGCTACAGGAAAGTCGCTCACCGTTCGGATGGTCAAGCCCTACGTCTATAATTCGTGTGATCCGGTTCCCATAGTCGTTATTCACCTTCGAAAACTTGCCAAAAGAGGTATTGAAAGCAGTGTAATACGTTCCCAGGTGTTCGGTGATGTACCCCGCGCCCCAAGGCCGCGACAAGGCGCTGAAAACGGTATCCAGTTCAAACCATTGGCCGTTAAAGAACCCAAACGAATCATTTCTGAGTGAAAATGTGGCAATATCATACCCACGCCACTTCAACCGACCTGGGATTGCCTCGGAAAGCTGCTCCAGCGTGTAATTGGAAAGGATCAACTCAATTCTGGTGTTCGAAACCTTTTCCGCACGGCCAGGGTGAAGGAAATAGATTCCAGGGCCCTGGTCTGTTTCGTTCCCGATGAAAAGATACGAATCGGCGTAAGCCTGAAGGCCCCCGATGAAACCGTTCTGAATCCGTGAACCGGTCACCCGCAAAAAGTCAGGGGCGCCGACTACCGTGGATTGATTGCTCCGGAAGAACTCAATCGAATCTTCACCCATGATACCAAGGGTATTCTTCCAGTTAAAAACAGCCGTGTTTTTGTCCGGCAGTTCTTCAGCGTCAAAAAATGAAGAGGCTTGGACAGTTCCAGCGGCCCCTACGTCAGAATAAAATGCAGGATCACCACTGGCGGGGATGTAGACAAAACGGCCATCCATATGCGCTACATCAACGCACGCAACGAAATTGGCGTTGCTTGAGATATCCACCAGAACATCAGATTTATCCACCGTGTAAATTGCGCCGGTCTTTACCACGATAACAGCGGTATTGAATCCCACGGCCCATTCAATCGAATCGGACCCGGCAATTGTCCCGATGGTGCTGAAGGCTCCGGTGGTCAGGTCCGTGTATTTGATAAGACTAGATCCGCTTACATTGTAAAGAGATCCATTCCAGACAAAAGAACCACGGGCACCGCCTGGCGTGCTGGCTATGATTTGCTCAATGCCAGGCCGGGAAATAATCATTCCCTTGCCGTTATTAAAGCAATTTTTCAGCGTCCTGTTGGTTCGTGGAAGATCTTCTTCACCTTCCAGACCAAGCGGAAACGGTATCTTAGCCATCTAAAGTGCCGCCTTTCGGGAAGAAAGTACGCGCATCCTGCCCCTTGCTGTTACCTGCTCCAAGCGGAAGCGTACTAGATACAACCTTGTCTGGTACGCAAATAGTCTGATAACGGTTTTTGATCCGGTCAAGAGATTTTCGCGCTTCATTCTGTAGGCTTTGGGTGATTTCCGCACGATAAGTAGAGGCCAGACTCAACGCAAGATTCGTAACAATCCCATTGCGAACGCTTTCCACTTCGTTCAGCTCGTCACCAGGAACCACCAAAGGCGTGAACCCGATCTCGATATCATCATCCAGCCATATCTGCATCATGGAATTCAGCTTTACCATTCCGTCGGTGATCTGCTCCGGTGAAGAAGGAACGGCAACAGAAATAACCCTGATTTCCTTCAAAGCATCTTCAATGATCGCTGTTCCGGTACTCATATACAGCCCCTATAGTTTAAATATATTTATATATCAGAAAACGATTATTCTGATGCTTCCAGTTCATCCAACTGCTTCTGAAGATCCTCAAGCGTTTCTTCGCCTGAATCATTCACATCCGTCAGACCACCGGTATGCTCCGGAACTTCTGGTTCTGTTTGTTCACCTTCAGGTGGGCTGTTCAACCATCCCGCAGGAACCTCGTTCTGCATATACCAGCCCTCTGATTCCCCATCCGGACTAAAAACATAAACTTTTTTCTGGCTCATTCGGTTGCCTCTTTAAAGGTTAAAGGTAGGTGGCCCCGAAGGACCACCACCCAAAAATATCAAGCAGACCTTAAGTCTGGTTGGCCAGAATATTCCCACACATTTCCGGGTTCAGAATATTAGCAGCCGCCCACATGGTCAGCCTGTATTCCGTACCAAGATCCTTGATATCAGCACCCTTCGCAAAAAGGATTTCGATACCTGAATCAGTGGTTTCCCGCATGGTAGAAACACCAGCACCATCCAAGTCCATCGTTGCCAAAGAACCATGAACAATTTCAACCGCTTTATTCTGGAAGAAAATATTCGAAGGTGCCGTGACAGTGTTCAGGAACACGATGGCCGCACCGTTCGGTGCCGCAATCGAGCAGTTAGCGTATTCCGCTTCTGCCTGAGTTGGTGAACCTGCGTTGGTAACGATAGCCGGAGAAATCTGCCATTCAGTCGCCGAATTGATTGCTATAATTCGGAAGGTCTGAAGGCTTCCAGTATCGTTTTTGTGAATCATCGACAGGGCATTTACCCCAGCGATAGTAAACGCATCACCCACTTTGGCAAGCGTACCAGTTTGAACAGTCAACGCCATAGATCGATTGTCTACGTTGTTGCCGTTCGCATCAGTAGCCGCTGGAACATGAGATTGAGCTCCGTTCACCGTGTAGCCGGTTCCATCCCCGCCCAATGTAATGGTGGGCATGAAATTGGCTTTAAATGAATCGAAGGTTGCAACCATCGGGATTCGTGAACGCTGGAAAGCATCCGCGCCAACACCGGTCTGAACCTTGTCAGTAGAAGCCAAGGCGCCAGCCACAGTATTGTAATCGGCTGCGTTCATAATCAACGTTCGCTCATCCATGATCGGTATATCCCGAATGGTCATAGCCAATTCAGCAGCAGCGACTTCACCATAGGTGTCGATCGCGCCTGCGTTCTTGATAAATAACGTTCCTTCCTGCGCTACTTTCGTAGCCACCATGTTATCCAGTTTCGCGGATAACGCCTGAACAGCCGACTTTGCTTTTCTGTCGCGCTGTTGAGAGTCATTCAACTCAACTGCGTTCATGGTGAAAGGTACGTTCTTGAAATCCGAAGGCGCTGAAGCGTTTGCGTTCAACGTACTCGGAACTGAAAGCTGAGTCATATCAGCGAAATCTGCTGATACCAACGTCAAACCTTCATTCGTGATCGAAACGTATGGAATAGGCCGATGAACAGTCAAAGCAGACCGTTCATAGACCGTGGAAGGTGGCTGATACTTCTGCACCTGCCGGGCTGTAATGTTGTTAGGGTCGAAACCCTCCAACACCTGTTCGAAGAAAACAATTTCTTCTTTTGAAAATGCGTTTGCCATTTTAAATCACCTGCTAAGTAAGGGTTATACCCCTTTCCTTCGCTTTACGCTTAAACGCAAGAATCCGCTTCATACCATCACTTCGGCCAGTCTTTGCAGCATCATCCCGGAGTTTATCCAGCTTGTTCTGCAAGGCTTCCGTGGGGCTTGGGGCTGATCCTTCCGTTTCTTCATCCGGATCGGGGGCTGATTTAGGTTTAATAGGATTGCCCTTGAGCCTCTCAAGGATCCTTCCCACACCAGCGGTGCCTTTAACCACGCCTTTCGGCCCGGAAGCAAACATTTCAGCAAGTTCTTCAGCTTCTACAGCGTTCTTATCAAGCCCAAGGTAGAAGATAGCCTGCGCCGATTCTCCAGGGAAGAAGTCAATGATGTTATTCACCATATCTGCCCCAAGAACCTCCACAGCTTTATCTTCAGCTATTTGATAATCATCACCGCCCAATTCATCAGCTTGCGCCCAATGCTCCTCTTGCTTTCGCTTCAGCTCACTGGCTTTCTGCTGTTGGGTCGCTGTTTCGCTGCCGGTCTTTGCCGCATTAGCAGCTTCTTCCCGTGCGATTTGCCTGAACTGGTGGATATCATAATCCTTCTTTGCTTTTACAAAATCAGGATCCAGCTCACCACCATCAAACTCGTCGGGATCGGGCTCAACTACTTCAGCCTCCTTCGCCTTCTCAAGCTGAGATATCCGCATCCTCAGAAGCTTTTCCTTCTCTGCTGCTTCCTGGATTGCTACATCCTTTTCAGATATTGCGGAATCCCGTTGCTTTACCAGCTTGGAAACCCTACGACCAAAACCTCGTTTGCTTTTCACCGCCTCGTTACCGGGTTGCGTTCCCGATTCATCAGCACCAGCCTCCTCTTCGTCAGGCTTCTCGCCTGCTGGCTTTGCATCACCAGCGGCACCTTTGGCTCCCTCTTCACCGGGTCCGGATTCTTCTGCTTCCAACTCTTTCAGGAGTTCGGTCGCATCAGCATCCTTCTTCAGCTCTTCAGGGCTTTTGGGTTCAGCCTTCTGTTCGGATCCTTCGGCTAACTTTTTCGCTTCTGCTACATCCATGATTTATCCTCTCAATGGTTTAGAGTATGGCCAAAATTGGCCCCGGTTTATCCTTCCGGTAAAGTATTCGGCTTATAAAAGTTTTCATCAAGCGCCTGTATCTCTGCCGCTTTATCGTGTTCCCCCACCGACTCGCACCACCTGATCATACAATCAGAATGGATCGGTTTATTCTCTTCTTCCCGTTTATCCGCAATAATCCAATAGATCGACTCACCTTTCTGGATTCTTGTCTCGCAGATATCGCAGATCATTTCTTCATCTTCTCATTTCGCCACGCCTCATACTCGCGCTTGATATCATCGTGGCTGAACCCACTGTTCATAATCGCGGCAATGCCTCTTCGAATCCGGGGCTTGTTCTTCGATTCAAAAAGCGTGTGAAGATGCCGCCGGGTGCCACGGGGAAATACCTTCCCCGCAGCTTCCCGTTCTTGTGTCTCGGCTGCCATTTACGCGACAACCGGATTGCCAGCGGTATTTGCGCCAGGCCCAACGCCCATTATGATCCAGCCGGAGCCAGTCCACATCAGGTCACACGAATCACCAACGACAAGCAGGGTAATGGTTGACCAAGCTCCCAAGGTGGTGGCCGGTGTAACAACCGATGAAGTGCTATCCACCAGCATGGCCACTGATTTCCGTTGGCCTACATACAAACCGTCTGCCAAGGTAAGAACATCAGCGCCGCCAGAAGTGGTATGCAGGGTTAATGCCGTTAAGAGGCTGGCCGCACCAGCACCCGAAACGCTGTCAACCGTACCCGTTCCGCCTGCGCCGGTGGTGGTGATCACTCCGGCTGTGTTTGTGATCTCAGCCATTATCAAACCATCGGAGCCAGTAATCACCACAACGTCCCGATCATTCAGGGTGGCATGGATGCTGTCGAAATAACCGGAGGCCATGATCGTGGCCAAGGTATCCGTGCTTGAATGGTAAGAATAAACTTGGCCACCCGATACTTCATTACCCGGGCCGCCTGCTTCTTTAAAATTTCCGTTTGTAAATGCCATCTTTCCCTTGCTCCTTTGCTACAGGTTAAAAAACTATCTGTAAGGCCGTGCCTCGTGCTTCAGCCCTTCCATATACATTTGATGTTTAATGTAATCCGATCCTCCCAAGCATAATTCCGTTCCATCAGCAGAAGGGCGAACCCACTCATATTGCGGTTCAACCAGTTCCAGCCGAACTTCCTTGCCTGTTTCAGCGTACTCACCAAAACTTATTGAAATAATAACCCCAAACCCCAACGCAATCAACACCATCCAACGCCACATTCCGAACCTTCTTTACCCCCTCGCTTTATTAGCTCCCCCCAAATTGTCCCACGTGACACCATTCTGTGGAATACTGTGATAATCACCCAAAAGGCAGATCTTCTGCTCGTTCAAGAGGCAGTTTGATTAAATCAGTCAGCGCCTTATCTTTCGCAACACCCACCTCGGATAGAATCTTCCGAGTTTCAGCGGCTTTCTTCCGGGCGCTGGCAATGTTATCAACCGATTTGCTGTCCAGGTTCCGCGCTTCTGACTGGAACTTGACCGCCTCGGATTCCGCTTGCTTCGCTGCCGCCTCGATAAGCTGTTGTTGTGGGTCTGGTTGCTGTGCCTGCTCCTGAAGCTGAACCATCATTTTCTTCTCTTCATCAGTCTCAGGGTTTTTGATACCTTGGGCAATCATATCCCTCCGGACCATATCCTTGATCGGTTTCAAGCCCACGCCTTCCATGTTCTCCAGCATCAGCGATATCATAACAGGAAGATACTTGGCTCCAGCCTGGCCGGTGTTGGCAATCAATTCCATCATGCCCTTCATATCCTCAACCGTCTGTTCCCTCAATGAATCGTATTGCGGGCCGGTGGAGGCGTATGCCCTGAATTTTCTGCCCCGGAGGGTATTGCCCTGGATAATCCGACCGCTCTCCTTGTCCAGCATTTCCTTGAACAGCTTGGTCTGACTTTGGGTGCCATCAACTCCAATCACTCGCATCATTCGGGTGGAATTATAGATAACGCCTGCAATCGCCTGGTATATCTCGCCACTCCATTCAATCGAGTTGGCGATATTGTCCATGATTACCTGCGTTTTCAGGTTCTCGCGCTTCTGCAAAGCCATGATCGCCTTGCCGGAAGCATCCGGATCAATCGTGTCTTGAGGTGCGCCGCCGGTCGCTTGCTGAATCAACTGCGGGACAATCTGGATCAATGCCGCTGTCGATCCGTCCAATTGTGGAGGTGTAAGCGTCCCTATTGGCCCTGAGTGGACGATATTACCATCTGCATCAGTTAGCGACTTGGCAAGCATATAAGGCTTATTGTTCCTGTCGGCCCACAATGCGGCAATATTCTTCGGCATCTGGTCCGGGTCAAAGATAGGGACTTCCTGCCCGGAGGAGGCAGAGTTCTCAGCAAGCTGGCTCATTTGCATATTCAACAGCCGTTGCGGGTCCATCAGCTTTCGGACCAGCCCATGATAATGCTCCGCGCCATCCACATAAGAGTGGTAAGCATAGATCGGAACAATCGGAATATATTTACCAGCAATCTTCTTCGGCTCCTGCAAAAACTTGGCACCGCTGAACACGCTCTTTTCAATGCTCTGCTGGATCATCATGCGTTCACGGATTTTCTTCCGAAACTTATCGGCCTTTAATTCTTGCTCCAGATCCTTGTGGTCCTCTTCGCTGTAAGATTCCACCTCATTCGTGTTGATATTACTGTAGATATGGAACTTTACCTTCTTTTTCACCACTTCATATCGGGTAGCGATGTAAATGATATCGGTCTTGCGGGCGCTGAAATCATTGAAGCTTCGGGTATGCGGAGTGTAGGCCGAAACAGCGTCTTCATTTTCGCCGTAAACTTCTCTGAAGCTCTCCAGGGTGAAGGTTTCCAGCACCGTGCAATGCCGCGCATCACGCTTGTCAATCCGCTTGGCCGCTCGGGCCCAATACACTGAATTATAAGCGTTGTAGATCGGTCTGAATTCCACGCGTTGATGCTCGTTCTCCGGATTCTCTTCATCGATGAACTTCGTGGCCAGCTTAAAAGCACCGTACCCACAAGTAACCGCTTCATCCACAGCGTTATCCACAGCCAGCTTGCCGGATTCGTCCCTGAAATCTGCGCGGTAAATTCCGTTCAGGAGCTCCGCATCTTCATCAGAGGTCTTAGCATCTTCCGGCTGGTACTCAACGCCCACCCGGTTCTGGTTCCATTCACCCAGGAAGCGGTTCACAAAATCAGATACCTGATCAAACTCCAGCTTCGTGCGGTTGTCGAACTCATTACCCAGGAAATCCTCCCACATCCCACCGGTGGCGTAGATGAACCGCATATCCGCGTTGGCTTTGTCGCGCTGATCAGATTGGCCATCGGCATCGTTGGTGATATCCATCTTGAAGTTATCCAACTTCGCCTGGAGATCTATTGCTTTATCTCCGGTGGCTTTGAAATCAGGCGTTTCGAAGTCTTGTTCCATTTATACGGCCTCAAATAGTCGCATTTGTCGTTGTGCCTGCTCAATACGGCGACACGCTATATCAAAATAATCGGGTTCTTTCTCAACGCCAATGAATCTGTGGCCTAGATTCCAAGCGGCGCATCCTGTAGTCCCTGACCCCATGAAGGGGTCTACAATGATGGAATCAGGCTTGAGTGACAAGTAATTAATAGTATATTCCATAATAGAAACAGGCTTCTGGGTTGGATGCTGTCTATCGTGACCGCCGGATAGCCCGTAAAAAGAAGATATACTAAACGACCTCAATGCTTTTTTTTTCAGACGTAAATATCAACTCCCCATCTGAAAAGTCACCACCTAACCTCTTATCCCAATAAATCCACCCCATTGACTCAGGCAGGCATCTTGTAAAATAGTTCCCACCAAAAATAGCCTGCTTTTTTGACGATCTAAACAACTGGATAAAAATCCTTGCGTCAGGTGGCTTGCTGTCCCATTCTTTTTTAACATGAGCAACCTTTAACCTGTATCCTCTCCGTCTTTTCTTGTCGCCACCGTCCTCCCCAATCCCATAAGGCGGATCAGTGACCACCGCGTCAACTTCCTTGGTCCCGAAACCACTCAATATGCCAAGACAATCGCCTTGATACAAGGTGGCGTTGCCAATCACTTCCTTGCGTTTGTACCCTTCAAAATTCATATCGCTATAACCTATTCATATTAGGGATATACAGGGCATCTTCCTGCTGTTTCTGCTGTATCACCGGTGGATCTGTCTCCCCCATCATTACTGAATCCGCGAGGTTCGGGCTGGCTATCTTTAATTGATTCTTCATTTCATCCTTACGCATGATCTGGATCAGCCCCCGGCCATTGGACTTCTTGGGGATACGGCACACCTCAGAGCGCAATTGACGCAAGCACTTGATTCCACTGGAAATACTGATCTGCTCGTTCGGGTCAACATACTCACCCTTTTCCACGGCCCTATAAACAGCTTGGAACCGATCCCGCAAACTCCAATACTTCTGCGCCCTGCGGTTCAGGAAAGTGTCTTTGTTCTTCCGCGCCTGCCTTCGATCGACAGTAGCGTCAGGCTGGTAGATTTCTTCCGGACGCTCCGGCCCCTCACTACCCTTGAACATTATCCAGTCGATCTTCGTACCTTCAAACGATTCCTTTACCTGCCGCCTGAGACTCACACCCAATCCATCACCATCCCAAACAAAATAATCGGCGCCGATCTCAATGGCCTTGTCCGTTGCCCAATCGCAGGCATCGTTCACATCACCATCAGTCTTTTCTTCGGCCTCCAGGATGACATTGCCATGCTTGGCCACCAGCCCCTTGGCATCACCCGAATCAGATGGATCAAAAATAACGGACTTCGCACCCCTCGGCTTCCATCCTAATTTGAGATGCGCATCAACCGCAGCGTCGAACCATTCAGCTGGGATGATAGAGTTTTCCACGGTGTCATTGAAAGCACCCTCCCAAATATGGTCATACTCTGCCCGACTCTTATTCTTCAGATCCCACTGGCGTTCCGCTTCAAGACTCGGAGGGAACCACGGGTTATCCCGCCAGTTCATCACGATAATCAGATGCAGATCATCCTCATAAATGCCGTGCCGGTCCAGGTGAGCCTTGAACGGGATGATAAACCGCAGGCTAAATGGATCATTCGAAGCCTGTGGATTGGCTGTGAAAAGCAGTTGTGACCCAAAGGCCCGGATAGTTGGCAGCAAATCCTTCAGCGTGTCGGCTGAGGTATCCTGCGCCTCTTCCACCCAAGACCGCTTGAAACTTTGCGCTGATTTAACAGCAGCAGAGTTCCGGGCGAAACCTTTGTATCGAACGTGGCCGCCTGAAGCGAAATCAATCTTCTTTTCAGTAACGTATGAACCGGGCATCTCCAGCTTTTCAATGATCTCGCAGTTCAATTTGTGGACTGATTCATCGATGCTGTTCTGGTACTCACGGCCACAAAGGAGATCCGAGCCTTCCTGTTGGCATTTCATTATCACAATACGGGAAACGCTCTCAGACTTGGCCGACCCACGCCCACCAATCACAACGATATACCTAGCTGTCGAAGTCAAGACCGGCAGCAGCTTTTCAGGAATATCGATCGGTATCGTTTGGACTGTCATTCTTTCTGGTCATCCTTCGCTGGCTCTTCACCTGCTGGCCGGACTGGATTGATAATGTATTGAACCGGCACCGCACCACCACCAGGGCCACCTATTTCCTGATCAACCTTGTCGCTGTATCCATGTTTGGTCAGAATCAGCTTGGAGATGGTTGCATTGAAATCGCCGGAAAGCCCATTTCCAGAAAGGGTTAGCTCTTGCAGAGCCAATAAATTCTCGATAATGTCGGAAAACTCTTCCTTCCCTTCCTCTTTTCTCCACTCATGAATCGTGTCCCTTCTAACTTTCAGATGAACAGCCAAGCCAGCGATCGAAGGAATCTTATGGCCAAGGCTCTCCCACTTCTTCATATACTCAAGAGTCTTTGGAATCGTTTCTTCCGTATATTTTGAGGGTCTACCACCAGCCATTTTATTTGCTTCCTAACGCCATTTAAGGCTAAATCTGCAAACCATTTAATAATTAAGGGCTTGGTTGATTTGTTGTTGATTTACCTTGACAGATTTACGCATATTTGTAAAATGCAGTTCAAGCCACTACGACAAAAAAGGTTTTTCAGTCTTTTCAGAGTTTCTTAAAACAAGCTCGGTATAAAAAATATCCCACGATCCAGACATACAGGCTGAACAAGTGCGGGTGATCCACTGATATCCGTTTCTCTCCCCATCATTTTACACCCAATTCTGAGTAACACGAACGCGCTGCATCGTTGTTTCTTCTTCATCGGTGCTGCTGTTCACTTTGTTGAAGATCAGGTAATACAATCCTGTTCCGAGTGCCGCTGTTTCTGCCTGAGTCAGAAACCCCGGCCAAGTGTTTCCGGATGCGGTGATCACACGCGGAGTGAGATAAGCGGTGCTTGAGTCCGAAGGAACTTTCTTCAGGTAGATTGTGCATACCCACCCGCTTACGCTTCCTTCATCGTTGAGTTCGGTGATGAAATCGTATGACTCGCCGCTCTGTATGATATCAATTCCGGACACTATAATTTACCTCTTTGTTTGTTTTATAAATTACTTAGCTTCCCAAGCGCCGTTGGTTCTCACGTAAAGGCCTTGGCTTGCGCCACCATCAGTCCTATGAAAAGTACTCCCATCAGCAACCGCTACAGTCGGCGCACCTGTTCCCGATGAGTGATAAACCGTCCCCGCTTGGCTTATGCTTTCGTCTGTGGTGTTAAGAGTATAGGTATTATCCACACACTGATTCCCCGCATCTATGTTGGATTGAAATTCAACCCCAGTCACCCAATTCCTTATAATGTTGTTTCTGACAATATTCCCTGCATGCCCACCAGGAGAACCGGAATCAGTAAACTCGATCCCTTTTGAAGATGTAGCCAGATTCCCAATAATAATATTATTCTCAAAAATATTATGACTGATTGAGGTGGTAGCAGAATTATTCTGAGTAGCTATCCCCGTAACCCCAGTCGCGCTGGCGTGGGATATTATCGTATTCCCTGAGACTATATTGAAATTGCTATTTCCACCAACCCCAGCCGTATCAGCATAGAGCCTTATACTATCCCCATCGGCTCCCCTTATGACATTGCCCGTCACCGTATTATATTCAGACTTATTAAAAATGATGCCGGTGAACATTATTGACCCAACATCCTCAATAGTGTTCCCTGTGTAAGCTCCATAGTCCGAACCAACAATCTCAATTCCAATTCCCGTCACCTGACGAAGCGTGTTGCCATTACATGCACAGTGCGGAGTATCATCAATGCTTATTCCGTAACCCTGCCCGGTCACCCCGGTATTCTCTATTGTATTATTAGAGACAACAACATGTCCTACGGTTGTATTTGACCAGACTTCGATTCCCATATCCCCGATATCATGGATATAGTTACCCGTGATCCTTGAATAATCAGAATCATTAGCAAGGAAAATTCCGTTCCCACCGCTATTCGTTACAGTATCAATCTCATTATTCGCGATTATTGCACCCGGACACGATTGTTCTAGGTTGATGGCATGGCCAGCGGCCCGCCCACAGTTCTTCCAAAGGCTATTCGTTAGTCGCACACCTGTGTTATCATTTCCAGATACCGCCCGAATCCCATTGTGGTAGGAGTTTTGTATAATGCAATGATCGACCTCAAATCCATGCTGAGGGCCTACGCTTGCTGTTAACTGGAAAATACCAAACCCGCCAGTTTGGTTGGTTTCATTTCCATCGAATACTAAATTGTGCATCCTTACGTTTTCGGCGTTCCCACTGATCAGCAGATAACTTGCTTGCGATGCGTTCAGTTTTAATACAGAGCTAGAACCACCACCAACGATATTGATATTGCTTGCACCAGCAAGGCTTATTTGATTCGTTAGGAATATTCCTTCGGGAACATAAAGCGTACCTCCACCAGCAGTCACAATATCCGCTATCGCATCCGCTATAGCCGTTGTATTGTCGGTTGAATTATCACCCACGGCCCCATAGAACATGATGTTGTAAACAAACGCATGGGGAGCCGACTGTGTCGTTATCCGTCCATCCAATGTCCCATTGGTGTAATACTGTGAATATCCCAGTATATCCCTGTGGGTCATCTGCGATGCAAACTGCGTTATTAATCCAGCCATATATTTCCTTTAAAGAAAATCAAAGGCAACGGAGCCTATAAACTCATAGGCGGCGGCCCCTAGAAATAGGAATGGGGTAGCAAGTTCAGCAAAAGCTATAATCTCTGCTTGAGGTGAACCGCTTTGGTTTACCGTCACGGTGAACCCGTTAGAACTATCCTCAGTGAATGAGGTCGCCCCGATATCTTGGGTATTAAAGTTTGCGTCTACTTGTAGATTCGCGGGGGATTCAGTCAGGCTACTCCATAGCTTCCCTCGAACCCAATTCCCGGTTGACGGAAAAGAGGCCCCAGCGTTAGATGCCCCCCACTCTAACCCTCCTGTGCTATTAAAAAACGTGCAAGTATTGCCATCTGTAACGGTTGTCCCTAACTGAGTGTAATCCCCGTCACCGTCAGCCGGATTCTCTACCGTAGAGGTCCAAAAAGAAATATCACTACCAGCCGCACCATTATTCCCGTCATGCTTAACCTTCACCCAAATGAAGTCCCCATCGGAGACTGAAGGCGCGACAGTAGAGGCAATAGTATCTAATACACCAAATCCACTGACTGACCTCTCAAGCCGAATAGTTCCAGCAGAGTGAACATAGAGGCGAAACCCCTGAGAAGAGGTTAAGTAATTAGCGCATAGAATCTGAGAAGCCGTAGGAGTCCAATCAGTTAGTGCGACTCGTACAGCTATAACCATATCAGTCAACCCTGTAAAGGCCGCGTTATTTGGAATAGAGGCATAATCTCCAGTTTCACCAGGTAGGGATAGCATACTGTTGTTTGCAGGAGTCGATGGCGCATATCCACCAAAAGGCAAACCTATTCCTATTGAAATTGATTGAGTCATATCACCCTGAGTTTTTAGAAAAGGCACACCACAGCCGTGGCTGTGGTCCCGGTGTTCTTGATTTCCTTCAACTGAAAAGGATAGACCACGCCGGTGATCAAGGTTCCAGTCGGAATAGTGATGTCCTCACCGTTTGAATTGACAGCCGCAAGCGTACCATCGTTGCCGGTGGACATGATAATACCTTTAGTGAAAAATTTCAGCGCAGTCCCATCGGCAGGCGTGATCATTACGATATCCCCTGAAGGCGCTATCCGCTGCTGTGGGTTGTTATTACCAGTCTTTTGCTTGGTAGCCATAGCTTTCCCTTTATTTTGGTTTTCTAAGTTTATTTACGTTTGAGCGGCGATTTGAGGGCTTGCAGGGTCTTCGGGTACTGGGAGAAACACGGACTAACTGCTTCGACTGGCCCCAATGTAATGGCATTAGCTGGATCATGGTATGAGTCCCACGGGCTAAAAGCCCTCCCTTTCAGTCAAAAGTACCAAAGAATCAATAGGAAATGCAATCTTTTTATGGTTCGCGGGTCTGGATTATTTTTTAAGGTGGAGCCGGATTAATTCGTTGATGGAATCGCGGTTATCATCGGATTCCTCCTGGAGGGACTCTATTGTTGGCTGGATTTTCTCTATCTCGATCAGACCTTGAGCGGCCCAACCGATAAGCCCGACAAGGCAGGCGATGGCTACCGCTGTGGATATTTTCTCAACAGAGCGTTTTTTCACCACAGTCGATCCTGCGTCTTATCTTCATCTACATCAAAATGAATGAAAGTTTTATATTTCCCCATACGCCTGAATCCAACCTGAAACCCGGCCTTTAATAGCTTAAACGCTTCGTTGGTATCATTGAATCGGATATCAGCGGCCAACCCTAAAAGGTGGGAACTGGTAGGACTTCCACCAATAGCTTTGTTGTGCGCTTCGCATCGGACACCGCTATTGACCTTCATCCTTACGCCACTCAAACCGCTAACCATCTGGAGCTTGCTGACAAGTTCGTCAGATATCGGTACCGGTCGGCCACCTTGAATACAGGCGATGCAGGGACAGTAGAACTCGTGGCGTGAAAAATTATCTGTTAAGTCGCCCACTGATAGCCTTCGGTTCAAATTTATAAAGAAAATCTGCGGCCATTTTCTCGGCAAGAATATACTCTGCGGCCCTCTCAATAATCACCTTGAAAAGCCACAACGGGGCATAATGTAGAATAAAATTTATCATTTCTTCCTGCACTCCTTAAGCTGTTTAAGAAGCGATTGATTCACCTTAAAAAATTCATCAATCCAGGCTGGAGTCGCTTCGTAGTTTCCGGAGGGTAATTTCGTCAGGGCTAAGTCCGACCGAATCACCTTCCCTTGCCGACTCCCGCAGTTTATCGAAGAGATCGTTAATGCTATCAACATCATTATGAGCAAGACCGGCTGACATTTCTTCCAGATTTTTGACATAATTTTTTTTCGACTCAGGGGTTTTATTCTCAAGAAAATGTGTTACGATCTTGAGTATCACTGTTATTAAAGATGCCCAGCCCATGACTATTTCGCGTTCGCTACAGCAAGCGGCTTGTCATCGGCGTTCTTGGCTTTACCTACATTCAAAGTGAAGGCGTTGATCGCTTTCATCATGTAGTTATACCAGGCTTTACCTTGCCAGGTGGAAGGCATAAAAGTAGTCCCGATCTTTAGGACACCAAATACCGCAACAACGTATTGCGCCCAAGAATGTTTCATGATCCAGTCGAAGGCGAGTAAAAGAAGGTCATCCATTTAAGTTTTCTCCAGAAAAAGTTCAAGGGAAGGCCACCGGGGGGAGGGAGGTAAAACCCCGGAGGCCAACCCCGCCAACACCAACTGCCCCTAAAGACTACCAAAATCCCTATACCCAATCAATTACTAAAACAACAGTCCTTGGCGTTGCGCCTGTTCGATCCTTCGGCAAGCTATATCGAAATAATCCGGTTCCTTTTCTACACCTATGAACCGATGGCCTAAGTTCCAAGCCGCGCACCCTGTCGTTCCTGATCCCATGAACGGGTCAACGATGAGGGAGTCAGGCTTTAGGTCGCACTGGTCAATCACCCATTCCATTACCTTTAGTGGCTTTTGGGTTGGGTGTTCTCTGATTTCCTTATTCTTCATGTCGTGCTGGAGCATACCGTTCCATCGGTATCTTAATTGCCTGACAGCCCCAGTGAGATTAGTATATGCAAGCTCACAATCGGCGAAGTCGTTATCACCATTCATCTTATCCCAGACAAGCCAACAGGAAGATGGCTCCATAAACCCGAAATGATTCGCACCGAATATCGCCTGCTTTACGCCAACCCTCTTGATTTGTGCGAATACTCTAGGGTGCGGAGGCTTATTATCCCAGTCCTTATTCCCGTATTGACCTGCAGGGGCAAGCTTACCCCTCGATAGATTCTTTCCGGCGGCCTC